CTTTAATATGTTTCATATCAATAAGATGCTACTGCTCGCAGATCTTGTACTTTTGGAACAAATGCAGGATTACTTGATTTCATAACGATCTTGATTGCAAACGATGAGAACTCTGGAAGATTATCAATGCTGTATGACAACTCTTGATAAGAAGACTGCTTTTCTGTGATTCCACTAATAGAATTTTCTGGAGAAGCAATCACGTTAACATCAGGAGATCCATCACCATTGAAATATTCCCACTCAATATCTTCAAAATTTTCTTGTGATGAAGACTTTTTAATTCTATAAAGAATACGAATATTTTCAATATCGCTAGTATTTACAGTTGTTCTTACATCAATACCAGTTGCTGGATTTTCAATAGAGATTTCTTTAGTAACATATTTTGCAATGCTGGAACTATTTTTTGATTGAACGTCACTTGTAAAATCTACACCATCTGAATATGTAATTTTTGATACTTCAATAAATTGATTTTCATTTTCATTCTGACCTGGGTATGAAATAAGATCTCCAACTCTAAAGATATCTTTTGCTTGAGCATCTACACTTGAATTTCTATTAAATACTGATCCAGAACCTGTGGTTGGAATAGGCGAATCATAGTCATTGTTAATTGGAAGTTTATCATTGATAACTGTTAATTGACCAGTTTTTTCATTCCAAGAAACAATTTTTCCTGAAATTTTATTTGAATACAATTGTGCTGGAACTGCTGGATTTCTTGCCGTTACGTAAGTTGGAGGAACCAATATGTTAGGAATTTGGAATACCACTTTTGATGCTCCAGAAGATGATACCGTAATATCATTCGTGAAGTTATCGGTTTCAAAATCTAATTTTTCTCCAGCAGTAAATGCGTTTGCTGTCTTAATCTTGACGTAAATTACATTTTGATCAATACGAACGATTTTACCAGATGCATTTGTTGTTTTTCCTGTTACAATTTGACCTTTTGTTATTGTTTCTGATTGTTGTACACCATTAATTAACATGGAATATACAGGGTAGAATTCTAGGATTTGATTTCTTCTTCCAAAACGAGATTCTTTTCCTTTAGCATTTTCAATTTTATTTGTGATAGTTTTAATTGATGCTCTAGATAAATCAATTAATGGGGATAGAGTTGATTTTTTACTTGAAAGTTCAATTTTATATGTTAATGATCTGTCAATATCATTAACAGTTTCATTAATTCTAGAAGCAATAATTTTTTGATTTATGAAGAATACTTCTTCATTCAAAAAAGTCTTTTCATAATCTGTTTGTGAGTATGATGTAAATGTCTTGACATTATCGTCAACAGGAGAGATATTTGTTGTCTTAATAAAACTATCAATCTTTGTTTGACTAAACGATAGTGCGGGAACTAATGCAAAGATTTTCTCATATTTTCTGTTATACGAAGATAGAATAGACGATCCCCCACCAAATGAATTCGCAGAAGCCCTGTTGATAGAAATTAATGAATAGTAATCAACCCCAGGATTGTATACCTTAAATAGTTGACTGTTTAATTGAGAAGCTGACAAACCACCAACATCTTGTACGCCTCTAAAAAATACATATGAATTTTCATCAGAATCAAATCCATGATCAGGGTGGTATACTTTAAATACAAAGTTATTATTCTTAAATAAATCTGATGTTGCAGTTGTATTTGATTCCGCATTTGTTTCAATAGGATTTAGATCTAATTTCTCATAACCAAGATTTTCATTTGTTAAAAGTAAAGATGCTGTTCTTGAAATATCAAATTCTGCACGATACATCTTAAATTTGATATCTTCAAATAGATCTTCTGTCCAAGCATTTGTATTCTGAGATTTAAATAATGAACCCAATGCTGGTTGAGTAGTAACAATAGTGCTAGTAGCGATTTCAATTTCACCCAAAGCAGATGCCCAGATTTCATAATCAATAGAATCAGTTTCAATTGATAATGCGTACTCAGTATCATTTTGTAAATAGACTGGATAATCAAACGCAAATCTTGTTGGTGTAACTGATTTTGTTGCTCCAGTCTCATCAATTGCAATACCCATACGAACTGCTGGGGTGTCAATTGTAATGAAAGATTCAATCTCAGCACCAGCAGCGCCAGTTCCAGTTCCATTGATTACAACTGCTGGTGGTTCTGTATATTCAGAACCAGACAATACTAATTCTGCATTATAAATTTTGCCATTTGATACTCTGACAGTAGAAGTTGCATTTCCGCCGCCAGGAAGTTGTGGACTTTCAATGGTTAAAAAAGCAGATTCATAACTGGATCCAGTATTTGTAACACGCAAATCTGTAACTCTGCCAGAATCTTTTACAATTTTTAAAGTTGTAGTAGTATTATTTAAATTATTGTTAGTCGTAACTGATGGAATAGAAAGATTTTCATCTGCTTTAAATGATACACCATTATGATTGTCAAGAATTAATGTATAAACTTGATCATTTGTTAATGTAAATAATCCAGATGAAGATGCTGTTAGTTCAATATTATTTTTATCAAAGACTCTTGAAATTGGACCAGATGCATTAGAAGTTGAACCCGTTGCTTTTTCTCCCTTGACAATTGTTAAAGTGTCACTTGCAACAACTCTTAAGTACGTTCCTGGTAATAAAGTTTGCTGAGATCCTGGGATAATATTTTTTCCTGGTTTTCCATTTTCAATATCAGTTAAATAAACTCTCAATGGAATTGTTGAACTCTTTTTAGAGAAGAATAGATCTAAACTTGTTACAAATACACCACCTTCATAGTTTTCAATCTTGAAGGTCTGTGCCATTGGATTTGGTTTGATTGGATTATCAGTATTGCTACCAGTTACCTGTGTTCCTTCGTTTGCTTTAAAATATGCAGGTGATGTTGAAACAATAGAAGATACATTTTCTGGCAATAATCCAGTAGCATAAAACTTAATTTCTGCGTAAGTATCAACATCTTCTTTTGATGCATCAGTAGAACTAGAAGTAAATCTAATTGTCTTTGCTCCAGTAGTAAATCTGATTTCATCAGCATCTTCATCATAAACAACCGTATCCACATTTCCAGACCAAACAGCATTTTCTTTTGGCGGTTTTCCAGATGGAACTAAAATAATACCACTGGCATTACCATTTTCATCTGTAATGACTGGACCATTAAATGCAGTTAAAGAATTTCCTGCAACTCCAGTATAACGTGCATCTGGATTAACCCATCGTGCAATGTTTCTACCTTCCATAAAGACAGAAATATTTGTATTTGGTTTCAGACGATTAATAGTATATTTAATTGGAACGCTTCTAGCAAAAAATGATAGTGATGTTGCAACTACATTGGAACCAATTCCTTTTGTACTAATGCCTTTGCCAATTTCATTATTTTCTGGACTGATGTTGGAAGAACTTGATACGGAAGCCATAGCAACACTAGAACCAGAAAGATCTGTATTTACTTCGGCAAATGATCCAATATTAAAAAATGATCTATTCGCACCCAACCAATTAATTTTATACGAATTATATAAACTGGAGAAGGCATCCTTTAGTTTGTTTTTTGCTAAGAAAATGGAATATAAATTTGTATTATTATCATTAACCAAAGGAGCAACGCTGGTGTCATACCAAGAATCTACATTTGGAGCAACATGTGCATCTCCAACATACTGAAGAACAACAAACGGATTTGGATTGACAGTTTTGGTTGCAAAAGAATTTCCAAGTAATTCTAATTCTGTAAATGGAAGCGTAATGCGATCTCCTATTCTCTTATATCCAGACACAGATCTTTGATCTTCTCTAGTATTAACTTCAACTAGTAAGAAAGAATCTTCCTTTGATTGTGGTCTCAAGACCGCCTGTTGAGTATCAATAGCACACTTGTAGTCTAATGATTGCAATGAACCAATTTTGTGAGTTTCAAAATTGTCAACAATGAACCCACTCTTATAACGATTTATTCCTGTAGAATCAACGATTTGCATATTTAATGCTTGTTGCTCAAGAACACTAAGAAGAGTATAGTATTCAAGACGTTCAATTCTTTTCTCTAGTTTTCCGATATCACGCATTGTATAACGCTTATTATCAACTGCAGTAATTCTTACATCCTTACTACTTTGAGTAAATGCGGGAATATACAGATAATATAAAGGAATAGCATCATTGATTGGATCTGGTTTAGTTGGATTTAAGGACGAGTTTCCTTCTTTTAATACAAATTCTCCTCTCTTATTCAAAAACAAACCATCAATACGATCAAGATACTGTTTTTGTGTAAATGAGAAAGTATATTCAATATTAGAATCTGAAGCTGGAGTGCTTGAGATAATACCACCAGTTCCACTGAAAGATCTAGTAACAGAGGACGAAAGCAAAGAGGTATCCTGGAATCCAGAAATAATTGAATTATTATCTATTTTTGGTCTAAAATCTAAAACATCTTTCAAGGAGACTTTTCCTAAAGCTGGCGAATTGTATGATGGAATTTGATCAGATGTTACTCCTGCTTCATGTAAATACGAATCAACCGTGCAGAAATCGCCTTGAGTATGTTCAAAATAATCAAATGCAGCAACCAATTGTCCAGTAGTTGGTTGTGATCCTGGTTTTAGAATAATCCTAGAGATATCATAAATTGTATCTCTTTGACCATCATCAAAAGTAAATCTGTTAGTAACATCAATACCACTCACTAGTTTGCCATTTCTATCTACAACTGGTGGTTCCGAAGCAGATCCCTCATAGACGTATCTCAATTTAAACGCATCTGCGTAACTTGCTACATCTAAACTACCAGTATCATAGTCTTTTCCTCTTAAGGGAATGATTCTATCTTTTGAGGAATCTATAATAATTCTTTTGTTAATGACAGCAGTCTTTAATCTTGGTTTTGCCTTTGATACTTCTAAAGTTGCAGTTAGTTTTAAAGTTGGATATTTTCCATTAGTTGGCACAGTACCAAAATAATTTAATGGGAACTTAAGTTCAACACTTCCAGAAGTTAGTCCACTCGTTGCATCGGTAGAAGCCTTGATAACTACTTGTTCTGAAGTAACATATGCAATATCACCGATTTTAATATTGGGAGCATCGCCAGGATTAAGTATAGTTACTATAAAGTTACTCTCACTAAAAGAAACAAATCTTTGAGTTCCAAATGGAAGTTGCGCTGCAAATGTCAGTCCTTGCTGTGTTCCATTTCCAGTACTTACAAAATCTCTTCTTACATAATAAGTAATTTTTGAATCTTCGCTATTTGCAACAATTGAACTTAACTGAGTTGTTCCAGTCTTATAAATTAGGGTTCCCATGTTTAAATTATCAATTGCTGGACGTACTCGTACAACACTTGTATTATCAACATTGTTTGGCAAAGAGCGATCTAAATAAATTCTTGATTTTAAAACACCTTCTGGTTGTGTTGCCTGCTGCACAACACAACGTATTACTAATCCAGAAGTATCTGTAAATTGAATTAAATCACCTTGTTGTAAGAATTTTGTTGTGTCTCCACCAAATCCATTGCACTCAATATATTTTCTTCCTTGTTCCCCATTGAATGTAAAATCTGTAATTGCAGTTGTTTCTGCATATTTTTCTTTTCCAACTTCAACATCCGCAGTAAATGTATTTGCATTTCCAGAACCAAATTGAGCAAAAAAGGATTTGGTGTTCTGTGGTGTATATGTGATAACTGCATTTCTAACTAAAATGGGAGTTACAACAGCAGCAATAGAAATATTGCCACCACCCGTTGCTTGTATCAAATTAACAATTGGTGGTCTGGAGTATTCTTGATTGAAAACTTCTCTATTGACAATAGATGCAGAAACCAACGCTCCAGAATTATTAAATGTCAATGCTACTTTTGTATTGTCATAATCAATACCATCAATTCTGATTTTTGTTCCTTGAGCGTAGTTTGATCCTCTTCTATTAACAATAAAATGTGAAATTGTGTTATCTTTAGCAATTCTTAATGCATTATTACCCTCATCAAAAATAGTTTCCCCCGATTTGAAAGTTCCAAATAAAGTCTTCACCATCAAAGTTTTACTAGATGTATAGAAACCGATATTAGAATTCTCTGCAGGACCCCCCTCTACAACCCCGTAAGCACCGCTTTCAGCACCATAGATATACTTACCAGGCGTGAAGCTATTAGCGACCGTAATCGCCTCATCAAGGGTGATTTTGGTAAAGAATTGAGGATCAAAATATGAGAATCCAAAAGTACTATTATAAACAGCACTTCCATCTTCCTTTCTACCTTTAGAAATAACAATATCTGTATCTGGATTAAAACCAGTTCCTCGCTCAACAAGGGTAAAATTACTTGGTTTTACGGTTCCAATAACAGGAGTGATGGTTTCATTATAATCAACAATGTTTCCAAATGGTGTTGCTCCGCTAATTGCGTCATTTTCGGTCAGATAAATTTCTCTAAAATTTGATCCAGCCCCAGCATCATATTCTGTTAGATAATTATCAAGATAATCTTTTCTACCAGAAACTGTTAGTTCTAAAAATGTTACTCCACCAGTAGATTCTACTTCCAACCTTTTTACTTTTGAAAATGCTATTGATTTTACTGAAGCGGCTTCCGATGGTTCTCCAGCATCGGTTCTTGTCTGTACAAACCAAACAGTTCCAAGAGTTGATACAAAGTTAGAACCACTCAAGGTAGAATAAGTATTTGCATATTGAGAATTTACGGCAATATAAATTGTTTTGATACCAGTTTGAATATCAAAAAATGTTCCTCTTAAATCTAGTGTTTGCTTAGAATCAGTTGAACCTTCCGTATTGTTTAATCCGATAGATCCATCATTAAAAACACATGATAGAAATACATTTGGATATGCAGTCAATTGTGGAGCTTCTGCATTTAATGGCACGCTGCCATAAATATTGGTAACTTTATACGTTGGAAGACCTTTAGTTTTAATTCTAATATCTTCTCTATTTAATGTTTCTCTTGCTTTATTTACAGAAATATATTTTGTTTCTTTATTTACAATTTCATAACCTTTAATATATGCTTTCCCTGGTCCAACACTTGCTAATAGTTTTTCCCTAGCATCTTCTACCGAGTCGCCATTAACTAAACCAAATTCATCTTTTGAATAAACACCAAGATTATCGTCTTCCTGATAATATTCCCTAACGTCAAGCGAAAAATCATCAACAACATAATCTCCAGACTCATCATAAGTTCTTCTAGCAAGAGTTTGCTCTAAAAGATTATAATCAGTTTGAGTTATTTGAGACTGCACAGAACCCAAACGAACTGAAAGAAGTTGAATAAAATTCTTATCAGTGATTTGACTCAATGAATACTTGACTAAATCTAAGGAAATTTTTAATCTATGTGCTCCAGGAGAAGTATAATTACTAGATCCAACCGAATTATCATATAGTGATGTATCTTCTTCAGCGGTTACAATACTTTCTGAAATTTTAAATCCAATCTTTGCAGATGGTTTATTATAATACTTATCAATTACTAATAACTGTGCGCTATTTTTTACAAAATAACCATTAACAAAATAAATTCCTTCTTCTACTTTTACAGCAGAAGCATATCCCATCGCTGGACTTTCAACTGTCGTTTTTACATTAGTGTCTGGATTACTAACTTCAATACTTGTTGGCAAAACACTTCCATCTGTTCCTACAACCAGTAAAGGAGTATTTACACCATCAACAACTTCTAAAGTTTCTCCTTGGCGAAATGTTTCTTCATTTCCATCATTGCCGCTATTTGTGTAATTTACAAAAATAACATCAGATGAGGTATCAGTAGCACCAATAGCATCAATTACAGTTGCCGTTACTCCAGAAGTAAGACCTTTTAGAATCTGTAATTTTAGTTGGGTAATATCATATTTTTTGTATACAATTTGTCCATCTTGATTGATAGGAATTTCAGATACTGAAGATAGTTTTACAAAATTTAGTTTTGTATTTAAACCAACTTCTCCTGGAATTACAAGTTCTCCTTGCTTAAAAGAATACTTGCCAAATTGCTCAATTTGATTTTGTAAAATAGATTGTAGCTGAGTTAATTCTCTTGCCTGAATAGAATACCCAGGACGGAATAAAATTTTATAGAAATTTTTATCCTGGTCAAAATCATCGTAGAATGGAGCTACGTTCAGGTTTGTCTTTTGGGGCATCTCGCAAGATCTCTAAATCTAAATTGAAATTAGAATTCAATTACTAGTTTGATGTCCTCAATTTGATCAGGAGCTCTAGTAATCTGTCTTCTATTCTCTATGTATACGATTTCTCCAGAATTTGGTTGAATCTCTGGATTTGCTAAACCACCAGCAAAACTAATATCTGCAAGAACTGCATTTTGAGCAGTATCAACAGTTCCTGATGCAGTTGATGAAGCGCCAACAATGGCGTTTGCTGCATTTGATGCAAATGCATAAACTTTTCCATCATGTGTATGTAGATCTGGAGATTGGAAATATTTGAGGATACCATTCACCGAATCCCAAGAAACTACAGTACCTTTCGCTGTTCCACCAGTTACTGTTTGTGTAATTACTTCGTCTGGAGAGTAGTTTGCTGTTGCTCCATTTACTTTAACAACTCGTGTTCCACGAAGAGTGCTACTAGAAGCAAAAGTTGTTGAACCATATGTATATGGATCTTTGATAATTCCAATACGACGGAAATCATTATCAACAGGGAAGTCTCCTTGACCTTCGTCGTATGTTAGACGGATATTTGTCATGATTCTTTTTGCAAAGAGCTCTTCCTCTGCATTTGATCCATGACCACCAGTTGGAGACATAACAACCTCAATTGCTGCTGTTCCAGTAAATGCAGATGGATTTGTTGTTAATGTTGCATTTGTAAATACATTTGCTGTTTTTAAAATTACATTGCCGTATGTATATCCTTGACCTTTTTTCTGCATTGTGCATGAAATAATAGATCCAGATCCATTAGTTTCAAACTTAACAATTGCTCCAGTGTTAGTTCCAGCTCCAGTTCCATCACCATATACTGGAGTATAAAGAGTTGCAGATGCTGGAAGACCAGTTCCAGCATTTTTGATTATAGAAATATCAATAGATCCGTCCACTGCAGCTGCCTCAACAGCAACTCTAGAAGCTTCTCCAACTTCAGCAATTGGCATAAAGTCAGAAGATAAGAATGCTAGTACATCGCCAGTAGTGAGGGTGTACATATGCTTCCAAATATATTCAGCAGTTCCTGAAGGTTCTGTATAAATTCCATTAGCAAAAACACCTTGACCTGCAGTTGGTTGTGAAGATGGTTCGTAAGTTACATTTTGACCAGTTGGATTTGTTGCTGACTGACCATTGTACAAGCACTTAAATACTTCATATCTAGAGTTCATTACATAGAACTTTGAAGTGGATAATGAGGTTGAACCTAGTGCTGTTTGAATACCAATTGCTCCTCCGCCACCTGGAGTAGCAGAATAATTTGGACGATACATATCAAACTTTGGATTTAGTGTCGTATTCCAATTGTAACGAGGAACAACAAGACGAGCAAAAGGAGATGTGATTCTTTTGGCAGCGATCATCTCCTCATAAATTGATCTCTTTTCAATTTGATTGTCTAGTGGTGCTGGAGGAACGTCTTCGGTTCCATATCTATAAACACCAGACTTAGCAGTTGCTGTTGAAGTTCCACCAGTAATAGTGGTTCCAAATGCTGGTGTCGTAGTTGATGTTGGTAGAATATTTGTTAAAAGAAGACTGTTTGGGTATACAGCAGAAACGGATCCACTCCATCCTCCACCACTAACAGTTTCGCCAACTTGAAATGTTCCGTTTACGTTAAAGATTTCAAGATAGCTGCTCCAACTTGAAGATCTACCAACAAAGAAGTACATTCTTGTACGACCTGCATCAGCGTCATTAGAACCTTCACTTAGGGATTCTAGAAACTGTTTCGCGTTAAAAATTCTAAACTTTTCTGAAATAATAGCTGCCATAGCACTTTTGTCTGTATAGGAAGACTGAATCCGAGTTATTTATATTTATTTATAGGGCGTTTCTAATATAGGAACCAACCGTATGCTGCTGAATGGGCGAGTTGTTAACACCCCTGGTGCAGTTCAAGAAACGATCCGCCAGTTTATTAGTATAAGAAATTTGTTCTTTACCGATCAAAATAGTTCCAGATGATGCAAAATTGGTAGTATTTGCATATACAACCGCACCAGTTGATAGATAACCAGCATCACCAAAGTTTGGAAGATTTGAAGTATCTAGTTGAGTTAAGTAATTATTAATAGATGGATAACCAAGATTAATCGTATATCCAGGATTCAATATATTAGAACCTTTCAAAGTTTCAAAATCATCAATCACAAATCCGTACATATCAAATTCTTCAATTGTTACAGCAGAAACGGAAATTCCAGTGGAGGTTAAAATATCTCCAGTATCCATAAACTTTGCTCCTTCCCATTGATCAAAAGTTGGACCAAGTGTACTATTTGCAAGCAATAAACCAAATGTTGCAAATCCTAACTCGTAGTGGAAAGTCCGTGCAATTGTTGTTGTTAGCAATGGTTGAGATTCAATAGTTCTATCAAGTTCTATATTTGTAACAACATATGCAGAATTTTGAGCAATTGGATTTTGGATTTGACCAACTGACGTTGGTCCATAAATTACATATTCTCTATCAAAGTTAAGTAACGGAGCAGTATCCAGTTCTTTAGTAATAATAAGAGTTACATCATGTCTAGATGGAACGAATACTGATGCATCAATAGTGGCAAGATTTTCAATTGCTTTAATTATATCACAACTGAAATTTACTGCTACTGGTGATTGTTTAACAATTTGAGTTCCGATGATTAAACTTTGAAAAGTATCAATTTTTCTACCATTTTTCTTAACAATATCATATTGTCTTGCAGTAACTACTTTTGGTGCGGTTGTATATCCACTACCACTACTTGTTAAGACAATATCAATAATTTGACCACGAGATACAACGACTTCTGCTTTTGCGCCCCCACCTTTTTGATCTACAGGAATAAAATGCAATACTGGTGGAGTTTCATATCCATACGCTGTTGTTGGTTGAATAATTCCTTTGTCATACAACAATTGCAAATCTTTTTTATTCCACTCTAAAGAAGAAACTTTGCCATTTTTAATTTTACAGGTTACACTTAGACCAACGCCCAATGTTGATCCATTATAGTTTGTTGTTACGACTGATCCAAAGAAATCGTTGGAAACATCAACACCAGGATTATAATTTTTTGGATTAACATATCTTGGGAGTTCATTAATTGTCCTGAAGTCTTTCTCCCCATCAATTCTAATTACATCCCCCGCATTTAAATTAGCAAGTAATCTTCTCTTTTCGTAAAATGATTTCTCCGCAGATTTTGTTCCATATAACCATTTAGCAGAGTTTCTTTGCATTTGATAATCATTATCGGAATCTCTAGTAACAATAAGTGTATTTGTCGTACCAGTCAGTTCATATTCATCCGAAAAATTATAATTACCAGCAAAGAAAATAGATGAATTTTGTAAATCTGGATTATTACCAGCAAGCGTAATAATTAGTGATTGATTTGTGCTTGTATATGACTTAACGTTGCCTAAGAATTTTTTAACACCATTCACCTTTTGATATGCAACTTGGAACTTGTCATATGAATTATTGTGCCAAGTTTTCCAATCATTGAAATCGTTATTTGTTGTTGATGTACAAGTAATTTTTATATTATTGTAATAAGTATTTCTTTCAAAATCATACAGAGTAACGGTCTGCTCTGCGTCTCTCCCATATAGAAGAATAATTTCAACACTATTATCGGTATAAATTGGTTTATCAAATCTAATTGCTGGTCCACTAATTGAATATGATTCTCCATCTACCTGAAGAACTCCATCAAGAAATACATATGCAAATCTTGAATCATCAATATTCTGAACTTTTTTATTCTCCGAATTTAAAATAATAAATGGTCCAGCAGATCCGTCAAGAATACCAGATTTGTCAATTTCGCAACGATAATAATTACCTACACTGTGAGCAAAGAATTTTTCAACTGCTAGTGGTTCTTGTACAGTTTTTGTATTTTCTTCTTGCCCCCAAATTGGCGGAGAAGTAAAAACAACTTTGTTTGGGACAGAGGATCTATCAATAAAATATGCAGAATCATGTTGTAAAATACCACTTAATGCTATGAATAGATTTTCATTTTCTTGTGTATTTACAGGAGATCCATCCGTATAGTACAGGTCAAAAATTGTATTTTCCCCATCAAAGTAATCTGGATTAGATATATCAGCAGTTCCAGGACCAGTTATAAGTGTTTCTCTTATATTTTCATATAAAGAATCTAATGAAGACGCAACATCTTCACATTCTGTAAACGTATTATATTTTAATCCAGGATCAGCAATCAAATTATAATTAGAATATGATCGTAAATTTGTCCAATATCCAGTTGAATTTGGATTTTGAGGAATAGTATCAATCCTGTCAGGACCACCTTCTAATATATCTTCAACTATTTGTGCGTAAGTTAAAATAGCACTTTTAACTTCCTGACAGTACGGATTTATAGTATCAATGCGGACATTAGAATCAATTATAGGAGCAATTATTGTTGTGCCAGAAATTTGATTTAACATCGCATCAATCATAAGAATTGCCGCTTGATTATAAGCATAAATTGATTCTATTAATTCCTTGGCAATATGAACTCGTTTATTGTTGACAAAATAAGAATTTCCGAAAGCAATTATCTTTTCATTACCACCGTATCTCAACGAATGCGCTACTGCATCAACAAAAATACCAATATCTCTGAAACACAAATCTTCTGCTTTTACCCAAGATGGTATTCCAGTATTTTTTGTTACAGTTGGTTTTTGACCATTTGTAATTGCTGTTGTTAAAATAGAAAATAGGGATGAAATTGCGGAGTTTACATTAGCGCACTCGGGTACTTTTGTAATATTTGGATCTGTCACAGCACCTTCATTTGCAACCGCAATCAAACATAATTGTTTAGCATAATTAAATGCATATACAGATTGAGACTCTTCTCCATCTAGTCCATCGTGATTATCAAAATATGCATTCGTAACTTCTATAGTTGCAGAATTTCCACCTCTTGCGACATCTTCTGCAATAGCTGCCAAAATAATTTTTAAATCTCTTCCACATTTTTCAGTGGCGTATTGTGCTCCATAAACAGTAGTTAATTTTATAAGTGTTTGTGAAACAATATCGGTTAAATTTTTGTAAATTAATCTTCTCGCATCTTTAAATCTATATGCAACTGTTGGGACATTAGGATAGACAAATCCAGGATATTTTTCATAAATTCTATAAGCTGCTTCTCTTTGAATATTAATTTTATTAGCAGAAATTAGATCAGAGGCATCAACAAAAGTACCAATATTTAATCCACTCATAATAAATGTAACCACAGCATTTCCTGCTATAATACTTCCAACAGGTGGTGTAATAGAATATTGATATCCTGTTGCAATCTGTAGATATACACCAGGAGCAATCTGTACAATTGATGATGTTGTTCCTAAATTAGAACTAATAATTGTGTTAGAAGTGATTTGTAAAATATTTTGCTGCGAAAGTGGAAGAGAATTTTTATTTAACTTAATTCTTCTATTATCCAAAATTTCTTCAACAATTGTATCTGAAGAAAATGCTCTTCCAGCACTTATTTTCATACCAATGGCAATATTATCAGTATCAGTAATTTCTACGATATCTTGTCCAGGAGTCCATGATGCTTGTCTTTCAACAACATCCCAATTTCTCATTGCTAGT